TCCGAAGGTAATTAAGTCGGGTGTTTCTCAGCCTCGTGATAGCCAGAGCGAGGAATTGCGTAAGTTAAAGGCGCGAGCAAAGCAATCCGGAAGGGTCGCTGATGCCGCAAGAGCATTTGAGAAATTCTTATAGGAGTAGTTAATCATGGCAACATTTACCGCCCACAGCGCTATTGGTCAGCGCGAAGATTTGACCGACATCATCTATGACATCTCGCCAACTGAGACACCTTTCATGTCTTCTATTGGCAAGACTAAAGCTACTGCTGTTTACCACGAGTGGCAGACTGACTCGCTGGCTGCTGCTACCACTGCTAACGCTGCTGTTGAAGGCGCTGATGCAAGCTCCGCAACCCTGTCACCTACCGTTCGTCTGGGTAACTACACTCAGATCGTCCAGAAGACTGTTCAGGTTTCCGGTACTCTGGATGCAGTGAACAAGGCTGGTCGTAAGTCTGAAAAGGCTTATCAGTTGGCTAAGGCTTCTTCTGAGCTCAAGCGTGATCTGGAAACCATCCTGTTGGCTAATCAGGGTCGTTCGGCTGGTACTTCGACAACTGCCCGTAAGCTGGGTTCGCTGCTGTCGTGGATCAAGACCAATAGCTCGGTTGGTTCGGGTGGTGCTGATCCTGCAACTATCGGCGTATCGACTCGTACTGACGGTACTCAGCGTACTTTCACCGAGACTCTGCTGAAGACTGTTGTTGCAGAGGTGTTTGAGTCGGGTGGTTCGCCTAAGATTCTGATGGTTGGCGCTGCTGGTAAGCAGAAGGTTTCGTCGTTTGCTGGTATCGCTGCACAGCGTTACATGGCTCCTTCGAATACGCCTACCACCATTATCGGTGCTGCTGACGTTTATATGTCTGACTTCGGTACTATGTCGGTTGTTCCTAACCGCTTCATGCGTACCCGCGATGCTCTGGTGCTTGACCCTGAGTACGCTGCTCTGGCATATCTGCGTCCTTTCCAGACTAATGATCTGGCTAAGACTGGCGATAGCGAGAACACTCAGCTTCTGGCTGAAGTTACTCTCGAAATCAAGAACGAGGCTGCTCACGGTATCATCGCTGACCTCGATATGTCTCTGTAATAAGTAGCAAATAGCCCCTGCCTAACGGTGGGGGCTACCTACAACTAAGGAATTTATGAGTACTCCGATACGGACTCAGACAGCATATGAAGACGGTGACGGTGGTATCGTTATCGAGACTAAACAGGATGTAAGTGAGATAGTAGAAGCCAATAAGCAACAGCTTTTCTACGATCAACAGCGAACAGGTGGGCTCAATGAGTTGCACCATGTAGCCAGAATACCCTTTACGGTGATTGACGTATTAAACCAAAAAGGGATTATGAAGGGCTTTACGATTGTTGATGATGTGGGATTTGCTAGATGGCTAAATGATCCTGATAATGCTGCTTGGAAAACGTACCGGGGAACTATATGAGAGTTGGTGTTTGTGTCCCATGCCGGGATGAGGTTCATACAGGTTTTGCTTTCGACTTTGCAAAGATGGCAGCACACGATGCTTCCGTTCGATGCAAGGACGGTAAGGGTGGACTAAGCCTTTACACAATGCCGGGAACCTTGATCTTCGACCAGCGTGAGAAGTTGGCAGAAGTTGCGTTAAAGGAAGGCTGTGATGCTGTCCTGTTTATCGACAGTGACATGAGATTCCCGCCTGACATAATTACAATTCTGCTAAGTCGTGATGTGCCGATTGTTGGGGTGAATGCTACGACAAGACGCAAGCCGGTAACACCTACGGCTAAGTTGATGACGAAGTACATGGATGGTGAAACCTTGGTGCATAAGTGGGAGAACATAGACTCTCGCGGCAAGCAAGGGATTGAGGAAGTGACAGCGGTTGGCTTTGGTGCTGTGATGATCCGCAAAGAGGTGTTTGAGAAGACAGGTCGGCCTTGGTTCGATGCTGGTTGGGGCAGTAGTGGTGTATGTGGTGAGGATGTCTATTTCTGCGTTAAAGCCGGTTCTGAGGGCTTCCAGACGTATGTAGACCATGAGTTATCGATGCACATCCGGCACATTGGCACTTACGAGTATGGCTGGAAAGATTTTGAGCAATTAGAGGAATAACATGGCGTTTACTAGCTACTCGGAACTAAAGACTACGATAGCAAATTACCTTGCTCGTAGCGATCTAACGTCGGTTATCCCTGACTTTATCCGACTAGCTGAGACACGGTTACAGCGAGATATTAGAACCCGTCAGATGCTGGTTGTGGCTACGGCTTCAACTACTGGCGGTGATTCAACTGTTGGACTCCCGACAGACTTCCTAGAGATGCGTGATATTCATCTCAACACGACTCCAGTTACAACCCTGCGCTACAAGGCTCCTAACAGCTTCTACGAGACTTCTAGGGCTACTGAGAGTGGTAAGCCTGTGGATTACACGGTATTGGGCTCTGAGATGCAGCTAGCCCCGATTCCAGACACATCATACACGCTGCAAATGCTGTACTACGGTAAGCCTACCGTATTGAGTGACAGCACTGCTTCTAACGTATTCCTTGCAAATTACCCTGATGCGCTGTTGTATGCGTCTTTGGCTGAGGCGGAGCCGTATCTGATGAATGATGCAAGGGTTCAGACTTGGGCTGCTCTGTATGAACGTGCAATCACTGCAATCAATACATCTGACCAGTCTAGTGAGTACAGCGGTCAGCCTATGTCAATGTCTTATAACGTGAGGTAAATCATGGCAGAAATGTCGAACTATCTTGAGAATGCGCTGATTAACGCAACTCTCCGTAACACCAGCTACACAAGCCCTGCGACTGTTTATGTTGGTCTTTACACATCTGATCCTACCGATGCTAATTCTGGTACAGAAGTTTCTGGTGGTTCTTATGCTCGTACTGCTGTTACTTTTGGCGCTCCCAGCAATGGCGTTAGTACCAACAGTGCTGCGGTTGAGTTCCCGCAAGCCACAGGATCATGGGGAACCGTAGGTTGGATCGGTATTCTTGATGCTTCTACTAGCGGTAATCTGCTGTATCACACTGCTCTGGATACATCCAAGACTATTGAAAACGGCGATATTTTCAAGATTGCAATCGGTAGCCTGAGTGTGACTTTGGCATAAGGGGTAAATAATGCCTCTTGTTGTCAAAGATAGGATAAAAGAGACTAGTACCACTTCTGGTACAGGTACTTTGACGTTAGCTGGTGCTGCGTCAGGATTTCGCTCGTTTGCTGATGTTGGCAATGGGAACACAACTTACTATGCCATTGTTGATGCGACTGCTGGAACTTGGGAAGTCGGCATTGGCACATACACATCTAGTGGCACTACCCTTTCGCGGGATACGATCTTATCCAATAGCTCAGGCACAACAGCGGCTATCAACTTTGCAGCCAATAGCAAGGACGTATTTGTAACGTATCCTGCTTCTAAAGCGGTTTATGGCGATGCATCAGATATTGCTTATGAAGCCTCTTTTGCTGCGTCTAACGGTATTTTCCTGAATGCAAATACTGTTGCAACATCTTTAACTTTGCCAACGAACTATAACGGATTGAGTTCTGGAAATGTTACGGTAAACACAGGAGTTACTGTAACTTTGCCTACTGGCGCTAGATGGGTGATTGTCTAAATGTTTGGGATTACTGCATTTGCCCAGTCTTCGTATTCTGCATTAGGCGGGAATACGCTGTTTGGTACGGCAAGTGTAGATGCCTCGGCTACGGTATCAGCAAGTGCATTTAGGATTAGGTTTGCTAATGCTGCGGTAGATGGAACGGCTAGTGTCGGCGCTAATGCAATCCGTGAAAGATTGGCATCAGCATCAATATCTGGCATTGCTACGGTTACGGCGCTTGGTGGCTTAATTGCTAGTGCTTCTGCCAGCATTAATGCCTCTGCAACTGTTGTAGCAAATGCTGTGGCTATATATGCAGGGGATGCAGCCATTAGTGGGACTGCTGTATTTACTGCGGCTGGTATTAGGGTTCAGCAAGGCAATGCGGCTGTATCGGCTAGTGCTACGGTTACGGCTGATGGTCTGAGAGTCAGAACTGGTGATGCTGCTGTATTTGCTGAGGCTACTGTTACTGCAAATGGTGGCGTTGAGTATGAAGGCTTTGCTTCGGTTTACTGTGAAGCCATTGTTTCCTGCCTTGCATCTCAAGTATTTTTTGGTGTTGCTAGGGTTAATGGAACAGTAACTTTTACTGCAAATGGCGTTATCATTGGGGATGAATGGTCTGATGTAACTCCTAGCGTAAATGTTTGGTCAAATCAGTCTGCTGGTGATAATACGTGGTCAAATGTTTCTCCATCATCTAATGTTTGGACTGCATCTCAGGCAAGCATTAACTCTTGGACAAATCAATCTGTAAGCAACGATAGCTGGACGAAACAATAATGGCTAAAACAACGATCAATTTCGGCGAGTGGCTACCAGATCAGCCGGGTGTTACTGGTGCGGTTACTGAGGCTACTAATTGTTATCCTGTCGCTAACGGATATGCTCCGTTTAATGGAGAGGCAAATCTATCTGATAATGCTGGTGCTGATTTGTTGCTAGCATTTGGAGCAAAATTAGGCTCTGTAAACACTATATTCGCTGGTTCTGCGTCTAACTTGTACAAGTTTGATGCTGCTGATCTTGATTTAGATCCATTGACTACGACTGGCTATTCTGCGGTTGAGTTTTGGGATGTTACTCAATTTGGGGCTAAGGTTATTACCGCTAATGGCGCGGATAAACTTCAGGCTTATGAGCTTGGTGTTAGCACTTATTTTGCTGATTTAGCTGCTGCTGCTCCTGCTGCAAAGTTTGTAACGGTTGTTCGTGATTTTGTTGTTGCGGCTAACGTATCTGGTGATGAAAACAAGGTTTACTGGTCTGATATTAACGACGAAACAGACTGGACTCCCGGTGCTGCATCACAATCAGACTCACAAATATTGCCTGACGGTGGCGATATTACAGGTTTAGCGGGTGGCGAATATGGGCTGATCTTCTTAGAACGCGCCATATATCGGATGAGCTATACAGGCTCCCCGCTTTTTTTCCAGTTTGACGCTATTTCACGAACCCTTGGTTGTTTGTCTAGTGGCTCAGTCGCACAATTTGGCGGTCTTACGTACTTCCTAGCCGATGATGGCTTCTATGTAACGGATGGTCAGAGCTTTACGAATATTGGCGAGGAGAAGGTAAATCGCTGGTTCTTTGACAGGGTATCTCGTACAGACATTAAGCTAAAAATATCTGCTGCGGTTGATCCTATTAGGAAGCTCGTCTTGTGGTGCTATCCACAACAGTCTGGCGGCTACGGTATTTTGGCTTACAGTATCCCATTAAAGCGATGGGCGCATATTGAAACTACGGCAACGTCGATTGCTTCCCTGCTTTCGGCTACCGTTACGCTTGAACAGCTTGATAATTACTCTGCAAGCCTAGATGCTTTGGCTGTTTCGCTTGATGATCCGCAGTGGGCTGGTGGTCAGTTGATTCTGGTTGGCACGACAGGCGAGAAAGTTATCACTTTTGGTAATTCAAAGAAGACTGCTTCTGTGGTTTCTGGCGATATTAGCAATGGTAGGTCTACGATTACCTTAGCAAAGCCGATTGTTGACGGTGGATCTGCTTCTGTAGCGGTTGCAAGCCGTGATTTGTTGTCAGATCAGGTCTTATTTGGCGATTCTGTGGCTGCTGACTATGAAAACAGGGTTTCTTTGCGGTCAAACGGTGAATATCACAGGGTTAAGGTGATCCCAAGCGGTGATAACTGGAAAACTGTTGTTGGAACTGAAATAGAAATATTCCAGCAGGGTACTCGATAATGCAATTTCGTACATTACCGCCATTTGGAGGCGATCAACGAGCTGTTGCTGAGGTCGTTCGTGGCGTTATGGACGGTAAGACCAATAATACGGGTCGTTTAACGCTAGCTACCAGCAATGCTACGTCAACTACCCTCTACGACGAGCGTATAGGCTATGACAGCCTGATTTTCTTCGTACCGGTATCTGATGCTGCTGAGGCTGATTCAGCGCCTTATGGAGCGTTTCAGGACACTACAGACCAGACTGCTGCTAGTACCACTACAGCCTATGCAGTTGCATTAAATACAACAGACTACTCTAACGGTATTTACGTATCCAATACTTCCCGAATAAACGTCAGAAATTACGGGATATATAACATCCAGTTTTCATTGCAGTACAAGAATACGACGAATGACGGTCAGGACGTAGATATTTGGTTCAAGAAGAATGGGACTAATGTTGCTGGGTCAAATAGCCGGTTTCATATGCCAGCTAGGAAAAGCACTGGCGATCCATCTCACTTAATCGCTGCAATGAATTTCTTTCTTGAGATGAGTGCTGGTGATTACGTTGAGGTCATGTGGAGAACAACGGATACCGGAGTTTCATTAGAGCAATACCCAACAAGTTCAAGCCCAGATAGGCCATCGATTCCTAGTGCGATTATCACTGCGTCCTATATTGCTCCATCGGCTACAACGAATCTGTATGTTTCTAGCCAGCAACAGGGGCAAGCTACGGTAAGTCATTGGGCAAATGACACTGCGGATAAGACTTACGGTTATATAATCGTCGGATGACAGAATTTAAATATATCCCGGTCGATGACCTAAGAAAATGGTGGGCTTTCATTAAGCCCGGCCTAGAAAAGATTAAAACTAAAAGTCCTGAGAATTGGATAGTTGAGGATGTATATACAGACTGTTTCAATCAAAAGGCGATGCTTTGGGTAGTCCTTAAGAACAACCATTTTTATGGCTTCTTTATCCTTCAGCCAATGGGGCAAGAACTCCATGTTTGGGCTGCTTGGACGTTAGAAAATGATTATCAAGTGGTTGAAAAAGGTTTACAATTTATCAAAAGTATGGCTAGGGATGCTAATGTTAAATATTTAACATTCTCCAGCCATAGGCCGGGATGGGAACGTAGGGCTAAAGCATACGGATTCCGTCCTCGTAAATGGATATGCGAGGTGTAATATGGGTGGTGGCGGCGGTGGTACACAAGAGACCAAAACAGAAATAGCTCCAGAGTTTAAGCCGTTTATAACTTACTCTCTGGGTGAAGCTCAACGTCTGTATCAGGGTATGCCACAGGCTCCTGCTACATTGGCTCCTGAGCAGTCAGCATATTCTAAACAAGCAATAGATTTAGCTGCAAAACGCGCTCAGGCTGGTTCTCCGCTAGTAGGTGCAGCACAGGCTGAACAACTTGCTACAATTCAAGGACGAGGCGTTAATCCATTCTTGGGTGGTGCTTTGGAACAGGCTAATCGTCTCGCTGGTGAACAGTACACTAGGAACATTCAAAACCTGCAATCTCAGGCATCTTCTGCTGGTCGTTATGGATCGGCTGCTATGGGTCAGCAAGCAGGTCAGGCTCAGGACATTTTTGCTCGATCATTGGCAGAGCAGGGTGGTCAACTGGCATATCAATCGGCTGAAGCAGAACGTGCTAGACAGGTTGCTGCGGCTCAGGCTGCTCCTCAAATGGCTGCTGCTGATTATGCTGATATTCAGCGTTTGCTCCAAGCTGGTCAGGCTCAGGAAGGTTACGCTCAACAGGCTATTCAGGGTCAACTAGCGGCTCAGGATCTTCCGATGCAACGTCTGCAACAGGCTGCTAACGTCTTCTATGGTGCTCCTTTGGAGACTAAGACTACAGCTACACCGCAGGGAGGCAAATAATGAGTGGTCAAGGCGCAGCAATTGGTGCAGCAACAGGAGCAACCTATGCTCTTGCTACAGGTAAAGATCCGATTAAATATGCGATGATTGGTGGTGCTGTTGGTGGTACTGGTGGCGCTATGATGCCTACATTGGGTGCTGGTACTGCTGCTGGCACTACTGCTGCTGGGACTGCTGGTGGAACTACTATTGCAGGTACAGGTAGCGCATTAACTGGCGCTGGTGCTTCTACTGCTGCTAATACAGCGTTTATGGCTCCTGCTGGTGTTAATCCCGGTACGATGATTGGTGCTAGTCAAGGTGCTGGATATACATCGGCAGCAATTCCATCAAATATTTTTAGTACGCCTAGTGCAGTAAATACAGCAATGACACCTGCTGTTGAAAGACCGTTGACTTACGGAATGCAAGGCGTTGAGTATGGTCAAGGCGGTAGCCCTACGATGATGGAAAGATTCGGTCAAGTTGGTCAATTTGCACAGCAGAACCCAGTACTTAGCCAAATGGCAATGCAAGGCGCTCAAAGCCTATTGCAGCAACAGCCTCAGCAACCTGCTCCTGCTGGAATAATGCGTGGTAGTCCTTCGCAAGTGCAAATGCCACAGTATCAAGTTGGCGTTCCTAAAGTTTCGCTGATCTAGGTGGAATATGGATATTACAGATTACATTCCTAATATATTTGGTGCTGCTGCTCCTACGTCTTACGATGGCTTGCAGACTATGGGGCTTATAACGCCTCAGCAGTTAGCGCAACAGCAAAAGACGGCGAATATTCAAGGTCTGCTAGGTGCAGGTTTGGCATTGGCTCAGGGTATGAGTCGTACAGGCCCACGACGTTCTGCTGCTGAGAATATTCTTGGTGCATTGTCTGGTGGTTTTGGTGCTGCTAGTGGTGCTTATCAACAGGGTATTCAGAACGTTGTCCAGCAACAACAATTGCAAAGTGCGGCATTACAACAAGCTCAGGCAACTAATAGACTAAAAGCTATTCAACAAGCATCTCAGCAAAATCCGCAGTTAGCGCAATTGTTTGCTATAAATCCTGAAGAAGCGGCTAAACAACTTATTTTGCAAAGACGCGCAGAAAGATATGCTTCACTTATTGGTGGTACTCCTACTGATACTATTCCACAGCAAGGCCAAGTTGTGCCTGAATCAACTGTTCCTCAAGTTCCCGTAGTTCAGACAACAGCAACGCCAACAACTCAAGTAAGTCCTGTTAACCAACAACCTACTCCAGCGGTAACTGGTCAAACTACGCCTACTCCACAATTAGTTGATCCTGCTGCTGTTCAAAAAGCAACAAACTATAGACGAGCAGCAATGCAAGCAACCCTTGAGGGGGATATTCCAACAGCAAATTTTTACAATTCTGAAGCAAATAGAATTGATCCTCCTGAATCAATAACATTTAGAGATGGAATGGCATTCTCTAGCAAGCGCGGGATTCTTGGTCGTTTTACGGAATACAAGAGGCTTACTAAGGAAGAAATTGCTGCTGAAGGTTTGCCAGCTAATAAAATTTGGCAAAGAGGGCCAGATAATAGGATATATGCTGTTGAGGGATCTGATGTTACTCCTCAACTTAATAAACAGCAGCTTATTGCATCATTGCCTACACAAGCTAACAATGTTTACAAAACATTGAAACCAAGATTTGACGCTCTTGTTAAGAGAGCGCCCGGTTTGACAGCAGATCAAATCAATACTGAGGTAGCGGCTATTCTTGAGGCAGACTCAAAGATTCTTGCTGATCTTGATCCAACACTTCAATCGGCTGAAATTCAGAGACGTAAAGCCGGTGCTACTGTTCTTTATCCAGTTAATTCTATGCCTCTTGGTAAAGAAGGTGCTAACAAGGTAGATACACAGTTACTTGATTTGGGTCAAAGTAGATTGAGGCTGCAAAGTATTGCCTCAAACTTCAATCCTAAATACTTGGAAACGCCGTTCAAATTAAGAATGGAGGCTGTAGCCCAACTTGAAAAACTTGGTCAAAAGCCAAGTGCTCAAGATGCTGCTGATTTGGCTGCTTATTCTGAGTTTGCTCAAAATGCTTACAACGAGTTGAATGCTTATATTAACCTTATTACTGGTGCTGCTGTTGGGTCTGGTGATGAAGAAGCTCGTTTGAGAAAAGGTGTTCCTGATCCGCAAAAAGATAGCCCAACACAATTCTTTACAAAGCTAAATACAAAGATAAAAGAAGGTCGATTGTATGAAGCTAGATTGGGATATATAAAAAATAAAGGAATGAAAATTACTGATGCAGGTCTTGTTGATGTTAATCAAATTCCTACAATGATGAGAAATAGAGAAGCAGAAATCAAGAATAATAAAACATTGTTTGGTGGTAAAAACTTTGACGCTAAAGATCCTAACCATAAAGCAATTGTTAGATCCATATTATCGAAAGAATTTGGATTGGTGGATTAAATCATGGCTATTACTGATGAATTGTTATACGGTGAAGTGGCGCAGAAAAATGCTCCATCAAGCAGCGTAACTGATGAGCTGTTGTATGGTGCTAGAGCTACATCTGGTCAGCAAGCTGGATCTGGACAATTTCCAGAGCTAGGGCCAAAGCCTATTACTGATCCATCTCGTGCTGCTGGTTTTGGTACTTCCTTTGTTGGCGGTATTCCTACTGATAAACAAGCAGCTATCAAGTATTTTGCACAGCAACGTGGTATCCCTGTTACTCGATACACGATAGTTGATGGTGATATAGCGTATCAGGCTGATGACGGTAAGTATTACAAAGAGATAGCTGGCCCTGCATCTACAGCGGCTTACTATGTTCCTGACGTTGCTGAGATGGTTCCGGACATTCTTGCTGGTGTTGCATCTGCTCCTCTTATGATGGGTGGGCCTTTCGGTATTGCTGCTGGCTCAACTATTACAGGCGGTACTGCTGCTGGCGCTAACTATTTGCGTCAAAAGCTAGGTGGATTGATTGGTGGTCAGGAAGTGAACCCGGCTGAAGTTGCTATTTCCGGTGTTCTTAGTGGTGCTGCTGAACTTGCTCCTGCTGTACGTAAGGGATTTGTTGAGCGTAGAACAGCTAGAGACATTGCACAGATGAATGTACCTCTTGTTAATTCATTGAGAGCCAAAGCAGGTCGTTTAGATATTCCATTGACTGTTCCTGAACTTACTCAACTTGCATCATTGATGTCAGTGCAGAAAGTTATTACTAATGTGCCTGATTCTCAGGTAAAGATGCAGAAGTTTTACAGGGAGCGCGAGAGGAAGGTACAGTCAGCGGTCAATGATTACTTAGACAGCATTTCAAAGATTCAGGATCAGGCAGAAGCTGGTTCTATGGGCTTTGATGCGCTTCAGGCCACAAAACAGCAACTTATAGACGAACGTAAAGCAGCTACGGAACCTTTGTATACATCTGCATTTGCTGCATCTGTTCCTGTAGATACTGCTCCTGTCATTGGAAAAATAGATAATTTCCTTAAAACACAACCTGCTAATGGTCGTGCTGCTAGCTATCTTAAAAAGATGAAAGGTCTTTTTGAGAGAGAAGTACCAGCATTAGATGAGGCTGGTCAGGAAATAACCAAAAAGGGCATTGAGAATAGGCTTCCTGTATTGCAAAACATTAAGTTTGAACTTGATTCAATGTTCAACGAAGATGCGTTTAAGTCGCTTGATACAAAGATTCAAAGCAATTTGACAGAGATCAAGAATACATTGGTTCAGCAGATGGGCAAAGATAATCCTGATTACCTTGCTGCTAATGCTGAATTTGAACGTTTGTCTGCTCCACTAAATGAGTTTAACAAACGAACCACTGGATCATCCTTGCTGCAAATGTCTCAGGATAATCTAAAGAATTTCTCAAGCAGAATCTTTGAAAATCCAAGCCCTGCAACTGTTAAGTATGCTAAAGATCAGATTATTAAAGGTGGTGGTCAAGAAGCATGGGATGCTGTTGTCCGGTCATATCTAGACGATGTTTGGGGAAAGGCTAGAAAGCCAAGCAAGACGCAGCAAGGTGAGAAGTTTGACACTGGTAATACTTGGCAAAATATTCTTCTTGGCGATGTAAAGACAAAAGCAGCTATGCGTGTTGCTTTAGGCCCAACTCAGTACAAGGCATTGACTGACTTGGCTGAGGTATTACAGGCTGCTGGTAGCGTTAGAAAGCTAGGCTCTGATACTGCATTTAACCAGTTAGTTACTGAAGAACTAATGAAGAATCCACCTGTTACTAGCATTACAACAGGTGTTGCTCGTGCTGTTGGTGGAATTAAATTAGATCAACCTGCAAAGGCTCTTTCTGACTGGGCTATCAAGCGTGATGCTGCTGCTAATGCAGATAAAATAGCTAGCATTATTACAAGCCCTGACGGTATTTCTAGATTGAAAGAACTTCGTCAAATGTCTAAGACATCAGCAAAGTATTGGGCTGGATTAAGTCAACTTATGGCTGATTACGGTATGTTTGAAACTAGGGATTAAATCATGGCAAAGAACAAGGTTAGCGAATACAGCGCAACAGCGGCTAATAACACTGATATAGGTGGTATTAATATCGCTGAAGGATGCGCTCCTAGTGGCATTAACAATGCTATCCGTGAGCTTATGGCGCAGCTTAAAGATCAGCAAGCAGGAACTGATGGGGATAACTTTACGGTAGGTGGTAACTTATCTGTTACTGGTGACTCAACTATCGGAAGTGCATCGACTTCAACGGTAACGCTTAATGCTGCTACGGTAGCAACTCCCAACGGCGTTAATTTTGATTCAAATACACTTGTCATTGATGCAACAAATAACCGTGTTGGTGTAGGTACTGCTTCTCCAGCAGTAGCACTTCATGTAGCTACAACTGACGCTATCCGTATCCCAGTAGGAACTACAGCACAACGTCCAGATGCTTCATTTACAGCGTCTATTAGCGGTACAACGATGACTGTTGCTTCTTCTCCGGCTCCTACTGGAACTATTGCTGTAGGCCAGACAGTTAACGGAACTGATGTAACTGCTAATACTACGATAACGGCGTTAGGCACTGGAACTGGTGGTGCTGGTACTTACACAGTCAATAATTCTCAGACCGTTAGCTCCTCAGCCTTAACATCTTCTAGAGTAGGATACATTCGTTACAATTCTACTAATAGCCAGTTTGAGGGTTATAACGGTACTGCATGGGGTCAGTTAGGTGGTGGTGCTACTGGCGGTGGTTCTGATACGGTATTTGTTGAAAATAGCCAAAGTGTTACTGTTGACTATACAATAACGGCTAATAAGAACGCTATGTCTGCTGGTGATATTACTATTGATACTGGTGTAACAGTAACTTTGCCGACGGGTAGCCGTTGGGTCATAGTTTAAGGGGTAATTTATGGCAAGTTTAGTTCTCTCAGGCGATACCAGCGGATCGATTACGGTGTCGGCTCCTGCTATCTCTGGCAGTAATACGCAGACGTTGGTAGCAACTACTGGTACGCTAGCGCCGATTGTGTCGGGTACGACTGCTGCCGCTTCATCTGGCACAGCAGTTTTGTTTTCAAACATACCGTCGTGGGTTAAACGCGTCACGATTATGTTTAACGAGGTCAGTCTTAGTGGAACCGATAGTATTCTTGTTCAGATTGGTGACGCTGGCGGTGTAGAAACAACTGGCTATGTATCTTCTAGCGTTGGAACTACCGGATCTGCCGGAAGCACTAGCAATAGTACATCTGGGTTTATTGTCGCTAGCACTCTTGGGTCATACGTAAATTCAGGGGCTTTGGTGCTGACTTTGATGGGGTCAAACCTTTGGATTGCATCTGGCTCAGGAAAATTAGCTACATCTGCTTGCTGGTTTGGTGGCGGCAGCAAGACACTATCCGACACGCTGACTCAGCTTAACATTACAGTGACCGGAGCCAATACGTTTGACGGCGCAGGTACGGTTAACATTCTCTACGAATAAGAGGACATCATGGCTGGAACTATCGTAGCAGATAACATACAAGCAGCATCAACAAGTACGTTGGTGATTAAGAACGGTGTAGCGAACACGCCACCGACGATTCAGGATAGCGCGGGTACGCAGATTGGTACGTTCTGTCGTGCGTGGGTGAACTTTAACGGTACAACGAACACAGGCGGCTTTTGTACGATTCGTGCTTCGTTTAATGTGACATCGGTTGCGGATAACGGTACAGGTGACTATACGGTTAACTTTACAACTGCTATGCCTGATGCGAATTATATGATTAACGGAACAAGCAGTTTGCCATCTGGAGGATCGGATAGACGAGTTGTAGCAACAAATTTAAATACAACTCCAACAACAAGCGCAGTTCGTATTTCTGTTGGGTATGGATCAACCGCTGACGATCAATCATATGTGCAAGTTGCTGTTTTCCGCTAATAAGGACAATCATGAAACTTATTATCTACCCTAACGACAACGGCGGCATTTGCGTCCTGACTCCTGCTCCTGAGTGCGGTCTGAGTCTGCAAGAAATTGCTGCTAAGGATGTTCCTGCTGGCAAGCCTTACAAGATCATCGATGCGGCTGATGTACCTGCTGACCGTACATTCCGTAATGCTTGGACGGCTGACTTTTCTGAGGTGACTGAATGATTACGATTGACTTCGCTAAAGCACAAGCGATTACCAAAGATCGGCTACGTGCTGAACGTGCGCCACTCCTAGCCGCTCAAGATGTGGCCTTCCAACGTGCGCTAGAGTCTAATGGCGATACGGCTGCGGTTGTGGCTGAGAAACAGCGTCTGCGTGACATTACAAGCCAGGTTGATACTTGCACTACTTTAGATGAATTACGTGCTTTGAAAGCGGAGGGCTGATTATGGCAGTCGTTATTAACGGAACTACAGGTATTACATCGCCGCCCACAATAGCATTAGAGGCAGGTACTGCGACTGCCGCGCCGCTAGACTTTACCGCAGGCACTAATCTAACTACACCTATCTCTGGTGCGGTGGAATACGACGGCAAAGTGCTGTACGTGACCCCACAAGGCACACAACGAGGTGTGGTGCCAGGCGCTCAGTTCTTCCGTCTAGATTCCGCTTTAGCAGGCGCTAACGTCAATACCGTACAGAATATTTTTGGTGTTGGCGTTACGTTGTCAGCAAGCACTGTATACGCGTTTGAAATCGTTGCTGTACTATCTAAAACCGCAGGTACTACGTCGCATAATTTTCAGATTGGGTTTGGGGGAACCGCAACATTAAATAATATTTTCTGGGAGTCGTTAAGCGGCGCATTTAGCACCGCAGCTACTCTTAGCGCAACTAATATGGCGTATGCAACTAGCGCGGCCGCCACAACGATAGGGTCGGGGAACACCGCAACTCTATATGCGCACCTCCGCGTTGCTGGAACAGTGTCGGTTAACGCTGGCGGCACGTTTACGCCACAATATACATTGTCAGCAGCTCCCGGCGGCGCGTACAGTACGCAAGCAGGTAGCTACGTACTAATTTACCCTATCGGCGCATCAGGCGCTAACGTCAACGTAGGTACGTGGGCTTAATCATGGAAAAAGTGCCTCTCTCTGATGACCAGATTGAAGCTATAGCGGAACGTGCCGCAGAAGTAGCTTTCAAGAAAATCTATGAAGAAGTTGGTCGCTCTGTCGTTAAAAAGATATTCTGGATTGTAGGTGCTGGTGCATTAGGCCTATTGTTCTGGATGGCTGGTAACGGTACATTGCCAAAATGATTGAAGTAGCCACAGCCCTGATGGTCATCAAAGGGGCTAAGGCTGCTTTTGATGTCGCTAAAGAGGCGTTTGACGAGATCAGAGAGTGCGCTGAGGCTGGTAAGTCTGCTCATGAATCATTAGGAGCGCTTACCAGTTTTTTTTCGTCTGCTGGTAAGGCAGAAGAAGGTATAGCACACGCTAAAGAACTCCAAGAGAACCCACCAGAAGGCCATGAAGACACTCGCAGTGACTACGAGATAGTCATTGAAATGATGGTTGCTGAGAGGCAGCTAAAGCAGTTCTATAAAGACCTTAAAGAGATGTTTATCTACCAGTTTCAGGAGCCCGGTCTGTATGACGAGTTCATGGGGCGGCTAGAGAAACTTAGGGCAGATCGTCGGCAAAGAGAAGTAGACCATAGGCTGCATCTTAAGGCTTTGGAGATGGCTGCTAGACGAGAGAAAGCTAAGAAGGTTCAATTTATACAAGATATGTTTGCTATAGCACTAGGTGGCATAGTTTCTATACTGATAATAATTGGTATTGTTTGGATGTTTACTTTGGGGGATTGATGCTTACTCTGTTATCGACTTTTACATCGTTTTTAATTGGCGGCTTGCCAAAGATACTCGACTTCTTTCAGGATAAGTCAGACAAGAAACACGAACTAGAACTGGCTAAAGTCCAGATTGAGCGTGAGTTGGCTCTGGCTAAAGAAGGCTATGCGGCTCAACAGCGTATCGAGGAAGTCAAGCTAGACGAGATAAAGGTACAGTCTGCCTCTGATGAGAAAGTGGCTTTAATTGGCGCTCAACAGGCTGAATTACAGGCTATTTATGCTCACGATATGAAGCTCAGTGAGGGTACTAGCCAGTGGATGAAGAATCTACGGGCTTCGGTACGTCCTGTCATTACTTACGGCTTCTTTTTCCTGCTGTGTGCTTTGGATGCGGTTCTGGCTTATAAGGGCTTTGAGGCTGGCGTATCGTTTAATGAGATGGCAGAACAGCTCTGGGATGATGAGACTCAGGCTCTATTTGCTGCAATTATAAGTTTCCACTTTGGCGGTCGGGCTTTTGGCAAATGATTAGTGACAAAGCCTTAAAGATGATTAAGCATCATGAGGGCGTAAGGAATAAGCCTTACCGCTGTCCTGCTGCTTTGTGGACTATTGGCGTAGGTCATGTTCTGTACCCAGAGCAGGGTAAGTTGACTATGGCTGAACGGATGAAATTCCCGTTAAAGATAGAGCATTTCCGTATCTTCTCTAAAGAGGAAGTTGATGAAATTCTTAAGGCCGATCTTGCTCGGTTTGTACGAGGCGTATCCAAGTATTGTCCTGTTATTGCTAATCAAGGCCAGTTGGATGCGCTGGTCAGCTTTTCCTTTAATGTAGGACTAGGTGCTTTGCAGAGAAGTACGCTAAGGCAGAAGCATAATCGAGGCGATTACGAAGGTGCTGCTCAAGAGTTCCTAAAGTACACAAAAGGCGGTGGAAAGGTATTACCCGGCCTTGTAAAAAGGCGTAATGATGAAAGAGCCATTTATTTAGGAGGCTAGCATGAAGAAACTTGCTGTTGTCTTATCGCTAATTAGTTGTTATAGTTTTGCAGAAGAAGCAGCAGGGTTCCCGAATAATGCTGGTGGCTGGACGGTAATAACGACTAGAGACCAGTATTGCGGTGCTAGAGGTATGAATGATGGTTATGCTTTTAGCGCTGACACATACCATCGATTCTGCTGGACACGAAGAAATAATGCGATCTTAGTAGTATTTGAATCTGGTGAATCTGGTACTTGGCACGTTGATTCCTTTAAGTTACTAACTGAAGAACCGGAGTATCGTGGCAAAAAGTCCTAAAAAAGAAGATTGGATGCCAGCTTGCCAGTCTTGCTCATTCTTTGACGCAGATCCAAAAGAAGACATTGGTTATTGCAGACGTTATCCACCTACCTTGGTTAGCGTAGGTGATGATGACTATGATTGCGTTTTCGTAATTACATCAAGAGATGATTGGTGTGGGGAATTCCATCGTTTTTCTAATTAGAGGGGATCATGGCTAAACAATCTTGCACAGACCAAGAGTTTATAGGTCTGTGGAGTAAACACGGTTCAGCAGCAGAGATTGCAAAAATACTAGGCATTACCGATAGGAATGCTCATGTAAGACGAAGAAAAATAGAAGAAAAACACGGCATTGTGCTTGCTGGAGTAGCTAGGAATAGCCCAGACTTCAAAGTAACTTACGCTCATAACAATGTTAGAACAAACGTACAGTTAGAAAACGGAATTATTGTTATAGGTTCTGACTGCCACTACTGGCCTGACGTTATCAGCACTGCTCACCGTGCATTCGTAAAGATCATTAAGGACTTAAAGCCTCGGATGGTCGTTATGAATGGCGATGTATTCGATGGCTCGTCTATCTCCCGGCATCCACCTTCAGGATGGGGATCAACTCCTAGCGTAAAACAAGAGCTAGAAGCCTGTCAGGATCGTCTAGAGGAGATCCAGAAGGCCGCAAAAGGCTCTGCTTTACATTGGTGTTGGGGAAATCATGACCAAAGATTCAATGCCCGTTTAGCGGCTCAGGTAGGGGATACTTGGCGAGGCGTAGAAGGCATGAATCTGACT